ATCATCAGATTGTCTAGATACTCCACCAAGATAATCGTCAACTCGCTGAGTAACTGCTGGCATTATCGTTGTAAAGCATGAAATGGTTGATAGCTTTGGTAGAAGTTTTGTGCATCTTGTGGATGTCCAAACATAGTAAACTGACCTTGGCTAGTTTCGTATTCTGTAGCTAAAGCTCTTTGCTGTATCTCTTCTTGTTGTAGACGTTTGTACTGGTCATCGTCTCCTACGATTCTACCAGACACGATAGTTGCAGCTTTAGCTTTTATGTAGTTTTGTATAGGTTCTGGTAAGTCTATAAAGTCAAACTCCCATATTATATCACATTCTATAGGACTGTACTCCCATGTAAATCTGTGATTCTGTCTGTCATATAACTTACCAGATCTTTTTACTGCATGGTAAGGTGAGTTCTGAGCGTTCTCTGACAATTTAATTTGTATAATATTATTAGGTATAGGTATCTCCTTGTTAGCATCTACAGCCATAGGATAGTGATACTCTTTGTTGTAAGTCCATCCTTCAGATTGTACCTCTCGTGACACCTGTAACAGGGTTTCATAGGCAATCGCAACTTCCGGGTTGGTTTGGTCTAGTGTAGTTACAGGAGCCTGACCACAGGATGTAAGTATTTGATTTATAGCTGGCAACTCTTGTGTTGCATTTGTGGTTGGAAAAGGCATAATAAAAAGGGGAGCCGAAGCTCCCGTATAAAAAATAAAAATTAAGCGTTAGCTGGATATGTTGTACCGAACGCAGCATTACCTGTAGATCCGACAGCAGCACCAGCGATTAACTCAACGCAAGCAGCAGGGTTTAAGAAGTCTGCTCCCATTGCGAGTCTACCTAGGATTACATCACCTTGGTAAACGACACTCACATCTCCAGATGTAATCTGAACTTGTGGTCCGATTGATTCTACAACACCGGCTCCTTCCTTCTGGAAGATAAGTCCGCAGCTGTTAGCGAAGTCAGAAGCGTTACCGTAGTTGTTGTTGATACCAGTTACAGAAGCTCTACCGTCTTCTGCTGCTTCACCAACG